GGTTTGGCGGGTGGCCTCGCACTATCAGGCGGACGGCCTCCTGATTGCCACGCAGGACAGCCGCACCAATACCAGCGATGTGCCTTTGACGGTACGCTCGACCACCAGCGGCACACCAGCGGCGGGGATGGGCACCGACATTCTCCTGCAAGCGGAGAGCGCCGACGAAGCGCCGTCGGATGTGGTGCAGATCGGCGGGACGTTTAGCGATGTGGGATCAGGCACCGAAGATAGCTACTTCCGCGTGCTGTTGCGGGTGGCGGGCGCGGCCTTAACGGAATGCTGGCGCTGGGCGGCAACCGGCGCTTACAAGGGCATCTTCACGCATGCGAACAGCGCAGACCGGACTTATACGCTCCCGAACTGGGACTGGAATTTCATTCAAGGGCTGATCTATGCCGCGCCGTCATCCATCGGCTCCGGTTCAACGAGAACGCAAGAAACCTTTTCCTCCGCGACCGGCAATTTAAGCGGCATCCATTTCTACACAGGTGATTTCACCTTGAACAGCGCCCATACCTTGACCATCCCTGCGGGAAGCGGTCATCTCGTCATTGCGTGTACGGGCACTCTCACCATCAACGGGACGATTACGGGGGTTGGCGGGGGGTTACTGGCTGGGCCTTCGACGGGGGCTGATTCTGTTGGATCGAACGGGACCTCTCAACCCGGCGGCGGCGGCGGGGGGAACAGTTCCCCTGCTAATGGCTTCGCTGGAGGAGGAGCTATTCTGCATGGACTCACCATACAGGCTGGTGGAGCTGGGGGCGTTGGGGCTGCGGGGACTGCGGGGACGCAAATTACAGGGAGTTCAAACAAGTTCCTTTTATCCCCCTATGTTGATCTTGGAGGCGCGACTGGCGGAAGCGGCATAAACGGTGGGTCTGGTGGTTCTGGCGGGCGAGGCGGGGCTTCGATTGCTTTGATCGCTCCAACTGTTGTGCTGGCCGCGACTGCTACATTCAATACATCGGGGTCTGCTGGTGGCAACGGGGCCGTTAACGGTGATGGCGGCGGCGGTGGGGGTGGAGCAGGAAACCTGTATGTCGTCACACGCTCCTTTACCGATAGCGGAGCCACGATCACGTTAAGCGGCGGAGCTGGTGGATCTGGCAGCGGCATCGGCTATGCGGGCGCTGCCGGAGCAGCGGGCGTGAAACAAATCATGATTTACGCATAAGGAACCATTATGTCGGCAACCGCACAGTTCCATTCCTTCGGACCCTTTCACGATAACAACGGCGATCTGATTACCGCGCCGAGGATCTACCACTATATCGTGGGGAGCGCCACGCTGAAAGATGGCTGGACGACGAGGGATAAAGCGCAAACCATCGCCCAGCCGCTTGTGGGGGACGCCAACGGGATCGCGTCGGGGTTCTTTGACGGGCTTTATAAGATCGTGGTGAAGGATTCAGGCGGCACAACCTATTATACCTGGGATAATTGGAGCGCGGGCCTCTACGATACCAGCTTTGTCAACGTACTGGACTACGGCGCGGTGGGCGATGGGGTGACGGACGATACCACCGCCGTCGCCGCCGCCGTGGCCGCCGCCTACGCCGCTGAAAGCGCGGTGATCTGGCCTCCAGGGTCCTACCTCACGACGGCGACGATCCCGAATCTCCATGATGTCAGGCACCACGGGCCTGGGGTCATCAGTAGAGGCGGCATTTCATGGGCCGTGACACCAGATCGCACAACGACTCGGAAGCTATACGTTGACCCAACGGGGCTTGACACGAACGACGGCCTAACAAGCAGTCAGCCACGGCTGACAATTCAAGGGGTCATCAACAAGTTGCATCAATGGGGACCGATCGTGGGAAGGGTGCAGATTTATCTGGCAGCAGGATCATACGGAGAAGTTCTTACCATCCCGAACGGTTTAGCAATCAACGATAATTACTTGGAATTTAAGGGGCCGGCTGACCCTGGCGTGCGCGGCGATCCTTCGTCCTGGCCAGCGGGAGGCGCGATTATTGACGGAACAGGTATGTCCACCTCCTCCAACGGGGTGACGGTGGGGGCCTACAATAACGTCTACTTTGAATATATCCTGTTCCGCGATTGGTATGACACCGGATTGAGCGCAACGGCTCAAGTGGTTAGCGCGGTCGTGATTGAGCATTTCGCCAACGTCTATATGTATGGCTGTTCTGGCATTGGCAACGGCTACAACAATATCTCGATTCAGCCAATGGGTCGGGCGGTTGTCACGGGCGGGATCTTCGATGGAGCCAGGTTTTCGTTTAGTAATACAGGCGGGCGGTTGTCTCTGACGGCCACGGTGAGTACCTATACCACCATCCGTAACGCCGAAGAGTACGGCATTCACGCGAAGCATAATTCTTCAACGGTGCTGGACTATACCGAGTTTTTGGATAATGGGCAAAATGCCGCTGCCGCTACGTATGGCGCAGCTCTGTTTTCCTATAAGTCGGGGACGTCGATTGACACGCGAAGCTGTACGTTTAAGCGCAACAATATCGTTTACAATGCGAGAGGCGGGCATATTGCCACACACCCGTCGGACACCGATACGCTAGGGGCTGGCGCGGACGCAAATGATCGTGTCTGGCTCATTCGCGGATTTGGGACGGATGACCTGATGAATTACCGCTCGCTAGGCGGGAGAGAAATCAGCGTCTCGCACGGCGGGAACTCAACTACAGGCGCGGTGGCGGCGGTGATCTTTGATACTAATGGCGTCATCCCTGCGAGTTATCTCACGGACACCGATCAACATGTAGAAATCGAAATCTTCGCCACAAACGCGGCTGGGGGCACGGCCCAAGTTAGACCTTCGTTTGTGAGTGGCGGCGGGACGCGCTACGAACTGGGCAATTTTCAGATTGCCGCTGCGACCAATGCTCATATTCGCCTCATTGTGCAGACCTCTTCGGACGGCACGATTGCAACGGTGTGGTACGCCACGCAGGGGGCCACTATTGGCGGGGCAACGTCGGGCGTGGCAACGATTAACCCCGTCGTCTTTGATAGCGACACCATGGAGTTTCAGGTGTGGGGCGAAACATCTGCGGGGAATCAGTTATCCATCCGTAAAACGAGGGTTGTTCTGTGGGGATAACATGCGCCCTCGTGTGCAGTTGTGAGTGCGAATGGGCGGATCGTTGACGATGAAATCTAATCATCAAGTCACGAACGTAGCCGACCTGAACCGGATCGGTGTGGTGGAGTTGGAGGTGATACACTAATCTGCCGGCCACGCCACCGGATGCCCGATGAATCGGTCCCACTCACTTCGCGCCTGATCGAGCGGGGGCAGCACATACAGATACGGCTGCCCCTCCTCGGTCTTGGCGGCCCGTCGCTTCGTCACGCTCGGGGCGCACTGCTTCAACAGCCGCCCGATGCTCCGGTCTTCGGGGACGCGGGACCGGATGTTGCGTTCTTTGACGTACCGCCGGAACGCCGCCCGGAAGCGGTCGCACGTCGGTTCACATTGCCACCCGCTCCACTCCGATCCGATGAGCGCCCCTTCTTCAAGGCAGTCGTACCACCACCGGCGGCACGGTCGATCTTTGTCGGCGCGTCGGCGGGCGGGTCGATTTCCGGCAACACGATTGCCAACGGCGGCACAACGGGGATTGACGTGCGGGCTGTGGGCGGGCGGTTGCTGGTCACCGGCAATACGGTCGATTCGACCACGCCGTTCTCAACCAGTGGCACGAACAATGGATTGCGCGTCGTGGAAAACGTCTGGTCTACCACGATCATCCGTGAATTGACCATTGCGGCTGGAGTGGTCACGGCGTATCTGGAATGGCATACGATTGACACAGAGGCGGATGCTGCCACTGACGACCTCAATACCATCAACGGGGGGACTGATGGTGGAGTCGTAACCTTCCGGGCATCCAGCGGTGCGCGGGATGTGGTGTTCAAGGACAGCACGGGCAACCTGCAATTAGCCGGAGACTTCACGTTAAACAACACACAGGACACCATCACCCTTAGATATATGGGCGGGACATGGTACGAACTCAGCCGCAGCGACAATGGGGCGTAGTGGAACCATGTTACTAAATACGAAGTCGTTCATTAACCGAGGAGTTCCTATGCGTTCATAAAGCCCTCCCTTTTAACGCATAATAATTCCTACGGGCATTGGGTGTAAATATAGTCTCCATTGATGACGGCGGTACAGGTGCGCGGGGCTTGATAG